GTACCGGCTTAGGCTCTGGGTCTGGGGGTGGGGGGAGTACGACCGGCAGAGGTTGTACAACCCATTCACCCGCCCATTTTGCATAAAACCCGTTCGGTATGTTCGGGGGCAGCGGGGCGTCTACGGCCCCGGCGGGGATCAGAAAAACCCCAGGTTCAAGGGGGCTTTCGTCCGCTACGGCGGCCCCGACAAAACACCCCTCACTGTCGAGTTGTGGAACGATCCGATTTTTTGGCATGTGGTTCTCCTCAATACTTTATACAGGCCAGCAACGCGATGTTACGCGGGCGGTTTTCTGAACTGTTCTCGGTACCACCCGCTGCTGTCGTGGTCCCGCTGTACTGCAAAAACGCGCCGGTCGACCCCGGTCCTCTGTTTAACCCTCCGGACGTGCTGTTCGATATCTCTTGCGTGTGGGTGTGGCTGGGCATCTGCCCTGCTTGGGAGGAACCGAACGCCCGACCGGAGTCCGTCCCCTTCCCGTCATCAAATCCGCGAACGAATTCGCCGCGCAAGTCTGGCAATCGGAAATGCGTTGTTCCTACCCCGCCAGACCCGTTTGTATACGCTCCAAAAGTAGTTCCTAAAACTGCATCCAGAGCGGCGTATGTGGTGCGGGATACTTCCGCTCCGTTGGCCTTCAACCACCCTGTCGGCGCAGTGCTCGTGGCGAAGAACTGGACCGCCCCTACGGGAGTGGCGGCATCAAGCTGCGCCTTGCTCACCGGGTTCTGTGCTGCCGTACCGTCCGGGATGATCGGCCTGTCAGAAAACGTCTTCACGCCTGCGACCGTCTGCGCACCGGTCAGCTTGACCACTTCGGCATCGGCAGCCGCACCCAGATTCGTCAGCGCCTCTGCCGAGTCCACAGACCCCAGAACCACCCTCATATAGGGCGACAGGCCCACGAACTCACCGGAGCCGACACCATTGACCAAAGCGGTCCCGGTAGCATTCCACATCAGGGTCGCATTGGCAATGGGGCTGGGCAGGATGGTCGAGGACACCAGCAGATCGGCGTCACTGAACCGGATCGAACGGGAGATCAGGTTGTTCAGGCGCTGCGATATCATCGTCAGCTTATCGAGTGCTCGTTCGTGAGCCTCAGCCGGGAACGGGTCGCCGGAGATGTAGTCGGTCTCCTGCGTCAGCGGCACATCGCGCACGATGACCAGTCGCTGCCCGGTGGCCGGGGGCACGACCATTGTCACCGTGCCGCCCGCGTCATTCCCGGCACCCGTGACCGTGTAGTCGGTGTTGAGCGTCTGGACAACCTGGACGGTGTCTGCCCGAACCAACGTGACCACGAGGTCTGCGTCGACCAGAAACCGATACGGGAACGCAAACGCCGTGGTCGCCCCGTTGCCGTTGTACCCGATCCGGGATTCTGTGGTGCTGACTGTCATTGCGTTGCCCTCGGGTTGGAACGAGTGCTCATCCGTTGTGCAGGCGGCACGTAGGCGCGCTCAGGCTCCGGACTCGTGGCGTTCTGGACACTGGTCAATCCGGATTGTACCAGCCAAGCATGAATCTTTCGTGCCTGCATGGCCTGCTGCTCCGGGGGTCCGGCCTTCTCCAGCAGCAGAGCCATTCGGTCCGGGTTGTTCAACGCATCGACCCAGATGTTCAAGATCGACTGCTTCGGGAGCTTGGTCAAAGCCGTCTCTACGAGCCGCGCGCCGGCGCCATGCACGATCAGCGACGGGCTACTCGATCCCGCAGCTTTGGCGGCAGCACCCGCAGCGCCCGAGCCGACCATGCGCGCCAGCGTCTGCATTGCAGCGTCCGTGAGGTCAGTCTTGACCTCGACCGCGGTGCCGGGCTTCTGTGCTCGTGCGATGTTCTCGGCTGCTTGGAACACACGCTTGATCTGGTCCGCCATCTGCGAGGTAATCGCCCCGTTCTCTTGCATGATCTGAATCGGTGACTTGCCGCCAAGGTTGCGCGAGGTGAACAGCAACCCGCGCATCTGCTCAAGGTTGAGTACGTTGCTCTTGTCCGTGGCTCTCAGGATCGCGGCATTGAATACCGAGGCGCGCATACCCTCCATCGCCTCGGGGGTATTGGCGATCTTGATCATCTTCACAAGGTCTTTTTCCTGCGTGTTCGACAGGAGCGCACGACTCGCCATCGACACAGGGTCGGACTCGATCAGCTTGGCGAATGCCTTCTGCTGCATGACCACATTCGTCTGCCGTTTGGCGAGCGCCTCCATGCGACGTGCGGCACCCTCGGCACCCATTGCCGCCTTGAGGTCCGCAGCCACCTCAGGAAACCGCTTCAGCAGCAACTCGTTCTTCTGCATGAACTGAGCCACACGTTCGGGCTTGACACGACCGGTCAGCGGGTCAATCGACTCAGCCGCACCGATTCGCAGAATCCGTTCTTGAGCATCCAGCATTGTGGTCACCGCAGTGTCGTCACCCAGACCCCGTGTCTGGAGGAACCGGGTGGCCTGCTCCAGTTCCTGCATCTGGATTGCAGCCGCCTCGCCACCGGACGCCAGCGCCTTGCGCAGCGTGAGTTCCGGAGCGACACGGTTACCGTAGCGCCCCTGAGCCGTGACCTTTCCGACGAAGCTGCGGGTGAATACATCGTTCAGTTCTCGGGAGAATGCACGAGCCTCGTCGTAGCTCTTGTCGCCTGCCTCACGGAACGCGACGTCCATGTCATCCAGCACCGCCTCGGCCAGATCGTTGTAGATGCGAGCCTGACCAAAGTCGCCAGTGTTCGTAGCCGCACGCGCCTGATCAAGCAGTTCGCTACGAAGCTGGCGCATCTCCTTGACGTCCGTGCCTTTGACGGCACCGGGGACGCTAACGTACGAAAGCAGTTTGGGATCATAGATTTGGGAGTCAGCGGACGCCTTGGTCACTCGGTCCAAGAACGAGCGAACCATTCTGGGTAGCTTCTCGTTCCTGACCTCGGGCAACAGGTCTTTACTCAGTTCGTCCAGTGTCTGTTGCAGGTTCGTCGGCTCAACAGCACGCGTGTCATCGACCTTGGACCAAAGTTCGGACTCCACGGCCCGGACCTCTTTGATCGACTCACCCACGGCCTCCCGAGCCTTGACGCTTAGTTCAGCCCGAGCACCCGGAGTGTCCTTGCTGATCTTGCTGACGGCAACATGGACATCGTTGATCGCACCATCAAGGCGACCTTGGATCAGGGTGCGGAAGTAGGTGTCCTTGAGCTTGGCGGCAGCGGTCAGCGCAGCAGGATCGCCGGTGTTGCTCAGGAGCGTGATCTGACCGCGCAGAGCGTCCAGACCATCGCGTGCTTTGCGCTCCGACTCAGCACCGAACTGTGCGCTTTTCTTGGAAGCGTAGTCCTCCAGCGCCCCGAGAGCCGCAGAACCTGTCTTCTGTGCAGCAGTGAGTCCTTCAGTACCCACGATGCCTTGTTGCCGGAGAATCCGGGCGACTACGGTCGGGTCTTCACCGGTCACGCGAAACAGGTCTTGCAGAAGCCGACCAGCCGCTGTCTCTCGACCAGCAGGACTGACGGCTTCCCATGTCGAGCGGATCATCTTCGTGCCATACCCTGCCGCATCGATAGCCAGACGAGTTGGATTGAACATCCCCATCGTCACTTCAGCACCGATGCGGACATCAGTGCGCCCCGGCGCAATGGCTTCAGCCATGCCTGCACCCGTCGCAGCCCCTGCGGCACTGGACAACTCGGCAGTGGCGAACCGCAGCGGTTGTGCTTTGGCGGTATCAATGATCCGGTTCAGGAACATGCCGACGGTGTTCTCAGCGAACCGCAAACCCGTGCGCGCAGCCACGTAAGGTGCCCCGGCGATCGGAAGTGCGCCACCGAACGACTCGCCTGCGTATGCAGCCGGCCGAAGCTCGGGGTCAAATTCCTCGGGCTTGCGCAGACCCAGAGATTCACGGGCCATGCCGCCAGCCTTGAGGGCAGCATAGCCTCCAGCGATACCGCCTACAGCCATACCAGCCGGACCCAGAGGTGCCCCGGCTGCCGCGCCACCTACCATCGCAGGCAACACCGCACCGAACTCCAGAGCAGCACCGGCACCGGCTTCCAGACCCGCACGAACTTTGGACTCCGCGCTGGCTCCCGCTGCACGAGCTTCCGGGAAGTCAGCGAACTCGTCGTCCGGTTTCGCTACGGTTCCGGCTTCCGGGAAGTCACTGAAGTCATCCATCAGCGTGCTCCCGGTACGACACGAACCACACCGTTCGGGTCAATGAACTCGGTTCCAGGCGGCAGTTTCATGGCTTCCTCTTTCGACTTCACCTTCTGCGGCACCCCGAGGGTCTGGCGGAAGTTGGTGATGACGTTGATGACCGACTCAGCGGCCTTGCGCTGCTCCAGCGGCGTGTTCGGGTTGGCGAGAATCTTGGTCTCGTCACTGATCCGGCGCTCCAGCGCCTCATCAATACCGATCAGCCGGCGAGCATAGGCTTCCGGGTTGTCCAGCACCTGACCGGAGATATCGACCTCCTTCTCGATTGCTGCCATTTCCGTTGCCATGTACCGGCCGCTCTGACTCAAGGCGCGAATGAGTTCGCGTGATGAGGCTTCGGCGTACTGCCGATCCGTGGCGTACTGACCCCCGCCGTCCAGCATCTCTCCGACCACGGGGATGCGGCCGGCAGCAGCGGCAGCGGCCGGCACCACGCCTGTGATATTCGAGCGGCGGTTCCACAGAGACGACTGATCCCAGACCGGAGCGGCAGGAGATGCTTTCTTCACGTCCTCCATTCGCCACATGCCATCAGGTCCGACAGTCGTGGTACCAATACGCCGACCTCCGACGGTCAGTTCGATCTCCTCGCCCGGACGGGGCGGACGATTCAGCGGCTGCCCGCCCACAGACACCACGGCGCTCTCGGCCGGTGCTGCGGCGCTGCCTGCTTGTGCGGACATCGGGGCACCGGCTGCCGGCTGCTGAACAGGCATATTCAGACCACCATAGAACCCCGAGCCGCGCCGCAGGGCTTCCGTGGCGAATGCGGGCACGGTCGGCTGAATCTTCGTCCACATTCCGGTCAGCGGGTCTTGCTTCTCGATCGCGGCGTAGGCTTCCGTGTACATCGCCTCAAAATTCCGGGCTTCAGCGGGGTCCATGAGTCCATTGGCGTAGGCCGGGGCGTTCGCACTCACGAACCGCAGCGCCTGAGCCTTGAGGCTATTTCCACCCAGACCCGTGCCGGTTTCCGCCTCGACCTTGTAGAACTTGTCGATCACGTTCTGGGGTGCCGGCTTGCCGGTAACCAGTTCGTATTCGATCACCTGATCCGCGACGGTCATGTCCTTCTGCGGCGGGAGGCTGCGAATCTTCATGATCTCGGTCGGAGACAGATCGCGCCCGAGCATCCCGGTGAACTTGCGCACATTCGCATCCTGACGCGCAACTTCCGCAGCCTGCTTTCCCTCATCGACGGCAATGTCGATGCTGAAACTGCGAGCAGTGTTCGGGTCGAGAAATGTACCCACGTTCGGATCGGTCATCAGCGCCTTCGCCGCGGTAGCGTTCCCTTGGGTCAGAAGGGTCTTGATCGTGTTCGTGGCGATCTTGGATCGACCAGCCATGCGCCACTCTTCGTACTGACCGGCCGGCACAGCATCCTTGATGCCCTCCAGCCGAGCATCGTACTCCGCGAACAAGTTCGTCATCTCCTGCGGTGCGAACGACCCCTTGATCGCCAGTTCGTTCGAGTACTGATCGACCATGTTGCCGACCATCTGGTACTGAGCCTTGATCTGCTGACCCAGAGCCATCTTCTGATACTGAGTGGTCTGGTTCTCAAGCTGCGCCTGAAACGCGGCACGGCTGTCCCCGGTGCCCGAGTGGGCACCCAGAAGCTCTTGTGCCTTTTCCTTCAGAGCAGCCTGATACTTCTCGACAGTGGCCTTGTTGGCAATGTCCTCGGACCCCAGAGCCTCAAACGACTGTTGCGCGAAGGTGTCGAATTCACCGAACAGGCGCACCCGATCCAGCGTGTCCTCGCGCCGCTTCATGTTCAACCCGATGTCCGCCACCACAGACCCCATCTGCCCGAGTGCCTGACCAGTACCCGCGCCCATCTCCTGCGCGGTCACGCGCCCTGCTTTGGCGGAAGTCTGCTGCTCGTAAATCGGAAGCCGTGCCATTCTGTACCCCTTAGATGAGCGCCCCGAAGCCGGTCAGCAACCGTGACCCTGCTCGGACGTAACTCGTTTTCTGTGCTTCCTTGCCACCGCGGCGCAAGCTGGCGGCCTCATTGAACGCCTCGTACCGGGCGTTCAGGGCGTCGATCTCAGCGTTCGCTGCCGACTCAGCCAGCACGTTCAGCGGCGTACCACTCGCCGTGACGCCTGACTTCGCAATCGCAGTTCGCGTGGTGCTCTGTTGGCGATCCACCCGGCGACGGAAAAGCTCCTCGGCTGAGTAGGCGTCGAAGATCGTGCGACGTGCGTTTCCTTCAGCCGCTGATCGCGCAGCGGCCCCTTCCTTGAGGTCACCGGATGCACCAAGCAAGCTCCCGAGAATCGACAGACCCACTGCCCAAGACATCAGGTAACCCTCGCATACAGAACCATGTCATCACCATTCGGTCGAAAAGACTTCATGTATCCCTCAACCTCGAATCCGAGCATCTTGACCCATCGGTGTCCGGGAGCAAACCCTACATCGATGTACGCCTCAAGTCGCCGTGCATCCAGACGACTGAGGAACTTGACCATGTGCCGATGAATGATCGGCATCGTGAGGCCGATGTTCTGGGACAACAGCGCCCACACGATCATGCGTCCCTCCCATACCTGTTCGGCACCCCACATCGCCAGCACCTCACCACCCCGCTCCACCGTCTCGGCCATCCCTGCATCCGCGTAGGTCGCCAAGTCGAACTCATCATTCACCAGATCAATCGATGAAGTCTGACCGGTCTGAAGGTGCAGCTTGTAAATATCCTCGTTCCTGCTCGGTCTAATTGCGATCATAGGTGTTCAACTGCGGCATCAGTGCCACGATTGTACAAGGCAACGGGAGTCTGTGCTGCACCGTGATCTGGGGCGCCTGCTCATAGCCGCTCGGCCACGGCAGAGTCGGGGTATCCCCGGTGTAAAGCGTCACAGGTGAGTTCATGCCATCGTTGCTCGTGCGCGTGTGGTACTCGTCCATCGCAAAAACGTTCGGACCGTACCAGAGTCCCGGTCCCGTCTTGTACAGGCGCAGGACGAGGTTGTTCAGGCGCATCTGTTTGCCTTGGGCCACACCGTCCGAGGCGCCCGACTCGACGGGCATGGAGGTCATGGTGGCCGTGTAGGGCAGACCCGCGTGGATCACGCTGCCCGCATACTGGAGAGTGATCGCGCCACTTGTGACCGTGACGTTCGGATGCACGGCACCGTCAATCAGCACCGCGACCTCCTCACCTTCAAGGTGGTCAAGTCCGGATACCGTGCTCACCGGCACTCCGTCGTAGGTCAGCCCTGAATCGACGAAGAAGGCATTCGTGTCGTCCCGGTACTTCTCGATGTACTCGATGTACCGCTTGGTCGCCCCGTCGATGGTCCGATTGACCACGAGGAACGTGACATCCTGATCTCCGTCCCAATGCGGGATCGTCACCACGGACTCCACAGCACCCCCGAGGTCGTGCCGGTGCCAGCCCACCACGTCCTCTTGGCGCTCATAGGTCATGCCGATCAGCGTGCCATCGGTACGAGGTGCCCATACGATCTGGTCCGGCTCCTGCTGGTACGCCATATCAACGATGCCCGTCTCTGCGATGTGGTCGGCCAGCACGTTCATGTTCGGGGCCACATACGAGTCGGTGGTGAAGTCGTAGGTGTATTCGCGCAGCTTGCGACTCGACCGCTGGAGGAACAGGATGCTCGCGGCCACGCGCAAGGGACGCACGTTGTTCGCGCTACCGTAGGTCGTCTGCGGTACGATGCGTACATTGGTCGGCGTCACGGCATCGCTGATCTGCTGCGCACTCAGGGTGAATTCGCCATTGTTCGTGCCGATAGCCAGAACCTTGCCGGGCGAGAGCCACTGAATCGTGTTGCTGTCTTGCGAATTGATCGTGTAGTTCAGCGCATCGTCGTCCTTGGTGCCGTACTTGTGGTTCTCGTAGTCGCTGCTGACCGAGGCCCACAGGGTCTGGGGTTTGTAGGCCGAGCCGCCGAACCACAGACGATCCTCGTAGAAGCACACCGAGTTCGGGTACCCGCGCCGAGCGGACCATGCCCCCTCGGCCCACCGGGTCGTACCTGAGCCCGTTGCCGACGCCGGCAGACGCTTGATGACCGTGGCGTTGACGACCGTGGCGCTCGTGAAGCCGGTGATCTCGACGTACCCTTCACCGTCGTGCAGGAAGTCCCACGACACCACGCCGTCACTCTCAGTACCCGTAGTGTGGATTGGAGGCCGTGTGCCCGTGGTGCCGCCCGCCGTGGTCGAGTACAGGTTGTCCAGATAGTACCGGGTCGCGGCTGCCGCGACAGCGACACCCGAGGTCCATTGGTTGTGCTTGCTCGCCAGCACCTCGGAAAACTTGAACACGGACCCCACGTCAGCCGCGACGAACAGTGACGCGGATGCCGTGAGCGTGATTGCCCCGGTGACTGCGGATGCTGTGATCCTGATGGTCCCATTGTTCTCGTCGTTGAACGGAGGCCAGTCAAAATCGACCTCGGTCATCGTCCAATTCGTTGCCGTGATCCGCGCCAGCTTGTAGGGCGGGTAGTCGGGGTGCGTGATGTAGATGACGTCGGCCGACTGCGCGTAGTCAAGCTGGTCAAGGTCCGTGTGGTCGTAGGGGCTGACGATCTCGTAGGGCAAGCCACCACTGAGCACCACGCCACCGTTGGCGTAGAACCGGATGTACTTGTCACCGAACTCCAGCACGTAGGCTTGGGTGGTGCTGAACTCGAACGGGATCAGGCGCGTGCGGGTTGCCGAGTTCTTGGTCTCATTGACGAAGCGGCTGCCGGGGCGCTTGCGTGCCGGCCCATGGATGCGCGGCAGGAAGTTCTCCAGCCGCTCGCACCCCTTGCGGAACTTCTCCAGATCGATGCGCCCCTTGAACTCGGGCGACAGTTCTCCGGCATTGAACGCATTGAGGATCGGACTCGACTTCGCCATGTCAGTACCTCACCTTGATCCAGTCATCTTCCTCGTACTCGACCGGTGGGTTCTCCTGACCGTCGATGCGTTTGGCAGCCACCAGCGACTCCGTGTACATCTGCATCGCCAGCTGCTTCTTCTGGGTACTCTGAGTCAGGGGTTCTGCGAGTTCGACAGCAAGACACGAGGCCACGGCATCAACGAACAGAGCATCATACTTATTCGGGTCTTCCTGACGGAAAATGTAGCGAACGTACAGAGCGTCAGAGTTGGCGAGAATCGTGTTGCTCTCGACCTGATACTCACCGGTCGAGAGGTCACGAATCTCGACCAGTCGCAGCCAGTCGGCCGGCAGCGGGAACTGATTCTCGAAACCCCACGCCGGGGTGTCGGTGCTCGGAGCCAGAATGTCGCGCTTCATGGCGAAGTTCCACGGGTGTTCCCGCAGTACCTGATCGCGCACGAGCGGCCAGTTTCGGGCGCACAGGTTCGCGGCCTTGTTGCCATCGGTCAAGCTGATGATCGGGTTCTGCCCGAGCTTGTCGAGTGCCTTATTGCAGATGTCGATGACGGAGGCCATCCCATGCCCTCAATGAACAAAGGGCCGAAGCCCTTTATGTTACTGCAATTCGAGTTCGTTGATCCGTTCCTTGATGCGCTCGATGCACACCATCAGATCGGCTTTGGTCGCGCTGTCGTCGTACGGGATGCGCACCTGACCCGAAAGAGTCAGCGCCGTCCCGTCTTCCTTGGTCATGGACTCCTTGACCGTGGTTACCGAGGCGTCAATGAATTGCTTCGCCATGCCGCTCTCCAGTGGTGAAACAAGGGGGCCGAAGCCCCCTTGTCGTTACGGCGCGATGTAGTACAGGTACGCGACAGCGTAATCCGCATTGGTCGGCAGTGCCGCAGTACCGACAGTCGCCAGCACCGTCTCGGCAGACGTCAGTGCCGCGTCATCCATCGCAGCCGCATTGCCGAACAGAGTCGGCGTATTGGCGGTGGTGAACGTTGCGGCCGTGCGGTACTTGCCGGTGGCACCCGAGACACCAATGGCGATCGTTGCCGAGGCGCCAGCCGTGGCCGAGGCGACCAGCACACCGTAGGCAAACGTGTAGCCGGCCGGCACGCGAGCCAGTACGATGTCGTCGCCGGAGGCTTGACCATCGTACTGGATCGTGGCGCGGAAGCAGCGAACACGGGCGCCCTGGAAACCACCGCTGTTCTGGGTGGTCGGGATCGTGCTGATCCCTGCGACTTCTACTGCATAGGTTGTTGCCATGTCAGTTCTCCCTTACTCGGTGCAGAGGATTTCGACAACCTTCTTTTCCTCGACTCGCGTCGCACCGAAGGTTCCCTTGACGTACACCTGAGTTGAGTACGACTTGTCGGCGCGCTCACCGATGCGGGTGTTGATGTCGTTCCACATGCCGACGTGCAGGCCGGACTTGGCCCAGGCGATGCAGCGACGGGCGCTGGAGCCATCGACACCCAGGCGCTCGATCTGGATGAACTTGAACCCCATGAAGGTGTCCACGTTGCCCTGAACCAGCGACTTCACGGTGTTGTAGTCGCTCGACGTCACCTCGGTGGTCGCCAGCAGGTCTTCGATCTGCTCGGCAGTGACCGCGATGCACAGTTGGTCCATGTCCATATCGACTTCGTTGCGCATGAAAATCTTCTTCGCAGCGCGCAGCTTGGCGATGGTGAGACCGCTGGCGGCAGCGGCGATCTGCTGCGTGGCCGTGGCAAACCCGGTGGTCGTGGTACCGTTCTCGCCGGTCTTGGCATCACCCAGAGCCGCAGTGATGATCAGGTCGTCCATCGCACGGCCGAGGGCGTAAGCGCCGTTGGTGGCATACGAACTGGTCGGGTCGATCAGCATGCGCAGCTTGTCCTGATCATCGATCATGTCGGCCCACTCGTAGTCGGTCGGGAAAACCCAACGAGCATCGTGCGGGGTGGAGATGAGCGGCGTATCGGAGTGGCGGCTGGTGCGGACCTGTGCGGTCACTGCGCCGACTTGTTCGACGGCCTTGGCGGCCTTGCCGGTGTAGCTGCCGACGGTGCAGTAGTCGCGCAGCTTGGAACCGCGCTGCTGGAGCAGCAGAGCAACGTTGGTGGTGTACTGCTGTACAAAAGCAGTCGTGACTTCAAAGCTCATGATGAGACCTCGCTAAAAAATGGATCAAGTCTGTCCGGTAGAGATCGACTTGTCCGCTTGAGCGGGGTCTAGAAACGCAGGCACCTTGTTGTCGGTTGTCTTTGCAGGCCGACCCGGTTTCCCTGACGTTTGCGAGGCCGGTACTTCCTCGCTACTTGAGGATACATAATCCTCGAATTTTTTGCAAATCTCGATGGTGTGGTCAGGCGTCGTGATCCCGACGCGCGATGCCTGGGGGATCAGGAGCTTCAGCAACTCCAGTCGCACGGTTGCCTTATCCATGAGCGGACTCCATGAGTCGGGTCATCTTGGCAATCGCGTCCTTGTCACCATTCAGGTACTTCGCCATGAACTGATTGTCCATCTTCAGGTCTGCGATCTGCTGCTTCGCGGTAGCCGGTGACAAGGCGAACGAGGAACCCTCACGCTCACCGCCCGCAAACGAGTCCTCACCCATCTTCGACCCGAGTGTGGCGAACAAGCGCAGGGTTTCCGCGGTGCCGAGCTTCGCTTCCATTGCGTCCAGCTTCGCCTGATCGTAACCGAGTGCCGCAGCAGCTCGACGGCCGGCGTCAAGGTTCTGCTCGAATGCCTGACCCCACTCCTTCTTGACATCAAGCACCTCGCGCTCCGAGGTTGCCTGCATCTCGGCTTCAGACTGCTGCCCGAGACCCGTGACGAACTCATTCCACTCACCATACAGGCCGGCGGCCTGTTTCGCAGACAGTCCATGCTTGTGCGCGAGGGTCTTGTAGAAGTCCGTCACCTTCGGGTCCGCGTCAGCAGGCATCTTCAGGTCATACTTGTCCGGGGAGTCCGGGCGGCCGAGCTTCGCGTAGAACTCGTTGATCTTCTGCGGGTCGGCACCATCACCCGGCAGTTCCACGAGCGCCTTGGACCCACCGGCGAACTTCTCCAGATTCCGGTAGCTCGTGAGCAGATCAGCCGGCGACTGCCAGCCCTTGACGCCCACGTAGGCTTGGGTGTCCTCATCAAACCCCGCGTTCCACGGAGTTGCTTGGGTTCCGGTGGTCGTCGTTGCAGCAGCACCGGTGTCGGCGCTACCGTTATCGCCCGACAGGGCGGCAGCAGCATCAGTCATTGTAATCCTCGATCAGTTGAACAACATCTTCTTCAGTCAGATTCAGATACGTCTGAATCCTCAAAAAAACTTCCCTTCTACCTTCCAACAGATACGTCGTATGTATGTTATTGACATCAGCGGTCGGCAATGACGCCCGACAGAATCGACGCAGGTCCGCCAGCACCTTCCGCCCCTCGGGGTTGTCGAACGTCTTGACGTACGCGCGACGGCGCTTCAGGGTCAGGGGATTCAGGTTCATGCCGCACCCCGCAGCAGGTTCTGCGCCTGGGCGGCATCCTTCATCGCGGCAGCCAGCGGCTGTGCGGCCTGTAGCTCCATCAT